GAACTTAATGATATTTGGAACAGCAAGTTGAAACAAGGAAAATTCGATTTCGGCGAAGAGATGAAGAAAATCACCAAACCGAAGACGAAGCTCGGCGACATCATACAGCTTGGCTCGCACCGCTTGATTTGTGGTGATTCCACAAAGCCCGAAACTCTTCAAAAACTTCTCGGAAATGAAAAAGCGTCGATGATATTTAGTGACCCCATATATAATATTTCAGTCGATTACAATGGAGGAATTGGCGGAAAACAGCAGTACGGCGGGACGGTAAATGACACCAAGAGCGATGACGAATACAAAGAATTTCTCAGAAAGAGCATGGTCGCCGCACTCGCAGTGACGAACGAGAACGCTCACGTTTTCTACTGGTCAGATCAAACATACATCTGGCTTATTCAAACGCTTTACCGCGAACTTGGAATTATCAACAAGAGAGTGTGCCTATGGCTGAAAAACGGTCAAAACCCCACGCCTAGCGTTGCGTTCAATAAATGCTATGAACCGTGCACTTACGGAGTCCGTGGAAAGCCGTACGTCGTAAAAGGAGTGAATAAGCTCAACGAGGTGATGAATCCAGAAATGACCACCGGCAATAACCTGCTCCAAGAAGCGCACGACCACCTCGATACCTGGATGGAAAAACGTCTTCCCGGCAACGAATACGAGCACAGCACAATGAAACCGCCCGAAGTGTACGAAAAAGCGATTCGCCGATGCACCAAAATGAACGATATCATTCTTGATAGCTTTTCAGGATCAGGCAGTACGATCATGGCGGGCGAAAAACTGAAACGCCGAGTGTATGCCGTTGAAATGGAACCCGCTTTTTGCGATCTTGCGATTCGTCGATACGAGAAGCTGACGGGAGATAAAGTAAAATTTATTCACGCTGATGAAACGATTTAGACACGAAAATGCTTTTCTTGAGCAGATAAAGACCATACCGAACATATCGCTCGCTTGCGAGAAGATCGGACTGTCGCGAAATACAATTTACCGTTGGTGCAAAGAAGACCCCGATTTCAAAAAACGACTTAATGAAGCACTCGGGAATGGTACCGAATCGGTAAACGACCTTGCAGAGAGCAAGCTCATCACCCTGATAAATTCAGGCAATATGCAAGCGATCAAATACTGGCTTGATAACAACAAGAAAACATATATGCGACCTCGCCCTAAAAACTTTTGGGAGTCTTTTGCCAGTGTCGGACATATTACTTCGCTTGTAATCAACGGGATAAGAAAGCCGATTAATCCTAAGAGACAGGAGGATGAGTACTAAGCAAAGCTTCAGCGATTGTTTTCATGTCAGCGTTTGAAAGTCCGACCGATGTTGAATGAGGGATGACGGCGTAAGTCGTTTTTTCGTCCGGAACGATGGATAATTTTCCCGGAAGTACCTCTTGAAAAGTATCAAGTGCCACCTTCTCCCAATACGGAAGATACGTGCGTGAATAGAAAAGCACCAGTTTCGGATTAAATTCTCGGATCATATGTCGAAGATTAACGATTCGCTCTGGCGAATATGTTTCGAGATATGCTTTCCGCGATTCCAATCCTTCGACGCCTGACGAACCGTACGTCCAATCGCTTTCTTTTGTCGATCGGCATGGCAAAGGCATAAGTTCGAGCACTGCGTGATCCGATGTTTTTCTTCCAAACTGTTTAATTTGAAAATCTCTGATTTCTTCAAGATTCGGTTCTTTTCCGTTTTTCAGATAAAGCAAAAGATAAATGAGACGACGATACGTTGCTTGTGTAGGTGCATCATCTTCAAACCAACGCACATGCCCGGGATCTACTTTGAGATCATCGAAGATATCAAAAATCGATCCGTGAGCCGTTGCTTTAAAACGTTCTAAAAGTATCTCGTTATCTTCGTTGTGACCTTCTTCCATTCCAACGAGCCAAATGTCGCCTGAAAGATTGCCATATCCCCAAAAATTCTTAATACGAGAGCTAATAAGTTCTTGGTCTAAAAAAGCGGGTGAACCGCCTGAGTCTATATTTGTGAGATTCATATATTTTTTATGCATCCAATGAAATAGGTACAAAAAGCCCACCGCATGGGTAGGGACCGAAATCCCTCATACCAGTTTCCCGATATGGCCGACTAAGACAACCCCATGTGATGGGTTTTTTATGTCTTAGTCGGACTTTTTTCACCATGCCAAGCGAACTTGGTTTAGGCTACTTTAATATTCAATTGTTAATAAATAATACATTAAAAAACTGTATTATGCAACGCATTATATCGCAGATAAAGTATGTTGCTAAGCCTTCCACGCGAGTATGAAATAGATTTCTAGTTCTGCATAGACTATGCACCAAAAATGGGTCTGTCATTAATATATATATGACAGAAGTCGAACAAATCCAAATGAAGTATTGCTTATATGCTCGCAAGTCAACAGAAGCGGAAGAAAAACAAGCCCTTTCAATTGATTCACAGATCAAAGAAATGAGGCAGATTGCCGAGCGTGAAAATTTAACTATTGTTGAAATCCGTAAAGAGTCACATTCTGCAAAAGAATCCGGGCAAAGACCTATATTTGAAGAAATTGTGAAAGATATTGATATTGGGATATTCAATGGAATCATTACATGGGCACCCGATCGACTTTCTCGTAATGCGGGTGACCTTGGAAAACTCGTAGATAGAATGGACCAAAAGAAATTGATTCAAATAAAGACTTTTGGTCAAACTTTTACCAATTCACCGAGTGATAAGTTTTTGCTTATGATTCTTTGTAGTCAGGCAAAACTAGAAAACGATAACAAAAGTATCAATGTGAAGCGTGGAATGAGAACTCGTTGTGAAATGGGTCTATGGCCAGCACAACCCCCGACAGGATACAGGAAAAAAAATGATAGACTAGCTAAGTGTGAGGTTGAAATTGACCCCGAACGAGCTGATACGATAAGACAGATATTTGAGAAAATCAGTTATGAAAAATGGAGCGTATCAAAAGTCCACGCGTGGCTACGATACGATCTGAACTTTAAAACACATCGAGGATTTCCTTTGAGTATCGGGAATGTATTTAAGATTATAAATAATACTTTCTATTACGGTCGTTTTGAATTTCCACAAGGCGCAGGTACTTGGTATGAGGGAAAACACAAGCCAATAATCAGCAAGGAACTATTTGACGAAACCAGAAACTCCATAAAGTCGCAAACGATAAAATCGCAAGGCAAGGAATTTGCCTTTACCCGAATTATGAAATGCGGAGTATGCGGATCAGGGATTACCGCCGATGAGAAATTCAAGAAGGTATTAAATGGCGGAGTAAACAGGTATGTTTATTACAGATGTACAAAGGCGAAAGACAGAAATTGTAAAAATTCTGCACTAAACGAAACAGAGCTTATAGAATCACTTCTTGAAATGGTTGATACACTAAACATAAACAAGGTAAAACTGACCGCAAAACTTGATGTTGAGATACAAAAATTCAAGAAACTACAAGCGATGTTTTTAGGAAATAAAAGAACGGAAAAAATAGAAACTATTGATTTAAAAGATTACACAAAATTTGTGCTAAAAGAGGGCACGCCTTTTGAGCAAAGGTCTATCCTTGAATGTATAAATAGTGAATTAATTTTGAAGAATAGAGTGATTTTAACTAATTAAAAAACTTTATATCTGTTTTGGTTCTATTTTTTGATTAACCTTAACCTCGTTCAAAAATACTTTTGAACTATGGATATTTCCGCTGTAATAATACGATAAAGAGTTTTCTTCGAAATTATAGACCATGTTCTTTTTCAAAAACTGATCTAAAATTTCTCGCCCCTGTTTTTCGAGCAAATCCTTTTTGCCTTCGGGCAAGACTTTGGCATCATAAAACTCTTGCTTGAAACCCTGATACAGTTTCGGAAAGGCTTCGGCTAACTTTGAAAAAATAGGAATATGCAAATCATTTGCTTGTGCTTCATTCTGTTTTTCGGAAAACGCATAGAAACCAAACATATAAAAATAAACCAAAATCATTGCAGGGAAATAACCTTTATAATTTGGCATATATCCGTCTTCCCCTTCGCCAAGAATTTCTTCTTTTAACTTTTCCACAAAAGAGCTATAAGCAACATTATTCTCAACCGAGTTTTCCTGCATCTCAAGAAAATAATCATATAATTGGTGTACTTTAAATCTAAATATCTCCTCGTTGTCGATCTTGTACTTACTGATGGAATTATAGAAAAGATGATACAAAAACTTACCTGTATTTTTTCTCACATTTTCGCTTTTGTCCTTCGTTCTTACACCCCAAGCGTAGCACCATCCAAAACCCTCGACTTTATCCATAAGTGCTACAAGTTGCTTTTGGTCATAACACGACTCAATAAAACCACCGATTTCCTTAAAGAAAACCTCAATCAATTTATCGTTGAGTTCATAGTTTTTTTGATAGCCAACTTCTAAACTCACGTGATTATTCTTTTGGTATACCAATTTAAAGTATCTGGTAACAAGAGCAATGTAATTCAATTGCCCGCCGCTATCTAGTCCATTGAATCTATATTCCCCAAACAGAACTCGCAACAACAATCCATCTTTCTCTTTTATCATTACGTCATCAAGACAAAAAAGAGCATTCGGATAGATTTTTTCTCCGATGAACATATTCAAAAATGACTCGTTGTTATCTAGTGATTTTGTCATGAGTCGTTTTAGAAAAAACTCGATATGATCTAAAACATATCTTCCTTCCTTTCTTTTTTCCACATAAAACTCCACCGTACGTCCAAAGACAAAATAAGATTCCGAAAAATGTTTCAAAAAAATATCGCTTGCAAAGTCGTTCTTAAAGATTTTTTGTACATCTTCATTTTCTAAAGATAGATTAAGCAGATTGTCGAATAATTCTATACAACCTCGAATTGTTTGGGTTTTATCTAGTTGTGAATTAGATAGTGTCCCAGCTAGTATGTCCTGCAAAATGGGAATCTGCTTTTTGTTGAGTTTTTTAAGAGGATTGAGTATTACATGTAAATACATTGCTATCGCGACAAACATTAAAATAGCACCGCTTATTTCAAAGATGAATGGATACCCAAGAAAAAGACCGTCCAGTTCACCGAAAAACGTCAAAACAATACTGGCGATAGCAATCCATAAAGCAACCCTTCTCTTTTTATAATTTAAACTAAATCTTAGCTCTCTCTTGTTTGATATAAACTCAATAAAAGCAACAACAATTGCTATTGCCGTAATTGCCACACCTAAACTATATGAGGAGTGAGTTTTCCAGATCGGGTTAATTATCAAAGTATTAAACCACAAAAAGAATGACTGAAATTTTAGCGAGTAAAAAAAGCTAAAGAATCCAGTAATATTTGTGTATCCTAAAATTAACCCCACCAAAAAACTAAAAAATATATATTTTAGATAAAAATTTCTATATTTTGATAATATCTTAAACATGAATACTTCTTCAAGTGATTTATTTTCCAGACTTCCGTCTATTACATTCTTTGCACAACATCTGACAATTTTCCGCCGTTGTTTTACCTCCTTCGTGCCAAGGGGTAGTATGATCTGCTTCCATTTCTTCTATCTCAAAGTGTTCTTCGCATTTTGAACATATTCCTTTCTGTTTCTCATATGCCTCGCGCTTCATTTTGTCATTGAATGCACGGATAGAGAGATAGCTTTCTTTCTTCGTGAGAACAAAGGGATAAATACCCGATTTTTTCGTCACGTCCTCATCCTGCATCAATTTAGCGATTTCGATTTCCAAATTTTTTGCATCAAGTTTCTTGTCTTTAAATTCATTGTACAATTCACCCCAATTTACGTGAGCCATTTCTTTGCGGTAGTTCGTGAATGTCTTTCGCACCCACGCAATGACATTTTGGAAATATCCCCACAATTCGTCGGCATCTGTGTCGTGTTGGTGTTTTGCCATATAGCCCGCTACTTCGTCGTTGTTGATCCAAGAAAGTGCTGTTTCCAAATACTCTTGTCTAATGGGCGAGCCTGTGAGCAACGAACCGCTGTCATTTGCCAAAAGATACCCGGCGCAATTTGATTTGCTGAATTTGAGTTTTGCATCGGAAAGCCATGGGCCCGTATAAACGGCGTTGCGTAATTCCTGTTCCGTTAATTTTTCACCTGCAATATTGATGGTTTTGAACCAGCCCAGCCTTTCTATATCTGTACCTTCGCAGAAATAAATCATCAATTCGTAATTTAATATCTGTTCTTGTTCTTCTTTTGTGAGGTTGTGAAAATAACGGTCTTCGAGCGAAAAGTCACCGCTGACATACTGACCAATGCTGATAGTGCGTTGCTGACCATCAAGCAATTCGTAACCTCCGTCTTCGCGCACCATCCAGTACATCACGTTGAGAGGAAAACCTTTTTTGATAGTATCAAGAACCGCATCGCGCTGTTTTTCTTTGTAAACAAATTCACGCTGATATTTTGGGCGGACATCAAGTTTGCCACCATAAGTCACAACACCCTCCTCAGCGCTGTCTTTATAGTCCTTGATTACTTCGCGTATTTTTATTCTGTTTAGTTTAATTTCCATTTTATTTTTGAGGTTTTTTGTTTTTAACGAGTACTCTTGCATAAGTTTCCTTATTGCGAATTGTGAATCTTTTTCCGTAATTGGGATTATCCTCGACATACCTATCAATACCAATAATTTCAAATTGACTCGGACTATATTTATCTAGAAATGTTATAGGAACACCCATTATTCCCAAATAATCCATAGGAATATCGCTTACTTTATTAACATTTATAGCATTGTAAGTATCATAATTTGGATATTCTTCTTTTGAATATTTTTTATATAAAGTCATTTCTTGGTGACGTTTGATAGTTTCTAGATTTGTAAACCAGACAATTCTGCCCATACTAAAATATTGAACTCCATTTTCGATTTTTTTTCTTGATTCTGTTGGAATATCATAATCATTGGGAACTTGAAACCATTTTGTTCCTCCATTGTCGTAACCAAGCCATAATTTATCTTCTTTAATCAATTTAAAAGTTTCTTTATATGTTATTGCATTTTGATCGCCAAGAATCAGAAATTTTTTATCATACCCTACTAGCTGTGCAACATATTCTCTAAATAATGAAAATGGCGGGTTGGTTATCACAATATCTGCTTGTTTTAAAAGTTCTACGCTTTCTTCATTTCTAAAATCTCCATCTCCTTCCATTGGTGTC